TCATATACGAGCCGGTGCTACCAGTTACAACAAAGGCAGCATAGATTTTGACAACGGCAGCAGGATAGTAGCACAGACCACAACAGAAAACACAGGCCGAGGTATGTCAATCTCCTTGCTGTACGCAGACGAGTTTGCATTCGTGAGACCCAGTATCGCGCAGGAATTTTGGACATCCATATCCCCCACTCTGAGCACAGGTGGTAAAGCCATTATAACCAGCACACCCAACTCTGATGAAGATCAGTTTGCCCTGCTGTGGAAGGGCGCTAACAAAACAGTTGACGAGTTTGGCAACCAGACCGACCTTGGCATCAACGGATTCAAGGCATATCAGGCAAACTGGCGAGAGCACCCCGAGCGCGGCGATGAGTACGAAGAACAGATGCGCAGCCAACTGGGCGAAGATCGATTCAGGCGAGAAATCTTGTGTGAATTTGTCATTGCCGACGAAACACTGATCAATGCCAACACACTGTTTGAACTGGAAGGACAAGAGCCTGTGTTCAAACACGGACAGGTTCGCTGGTATCAACAGCCTATAAAAGGCAAGACATATGTGGTGGGCCTGGATCCCAGCCTAGGCACCGGCGGCGATGCTGCTGCCATACAGGTGTTCGAAGCCAATACCACCAGCCAGGTAGCAGAATGGCGACACAACAAAACCGTCATACCCGATCAGGTCAAGATCATAGCAGAAATCTGCAGATACATCGAAGGCATCACCAAGGAACCGCAGAACATTTACTACACAGTGGAAAACAACACCATTGGTGAGGCGGCCTTGATCAGCCTTAGAGATTTTGGCGAAGAGAACATACCCGGCAGTTTCATGCACGAACCTGGAAAAAAACGCCGCGGGTTCAATACCACGCACAGCACCAAAATCACAGCCTGCGCCAAACTCAAACACTTGCTGGAATCTCGGCGCATGAAACTACACAGCCGCCCCTTGATATCTGAACTAAAAGTGTTTGTGGCTTCGGGCAACAGTTACAAGGCCAAACCCGGCGACACAGATGACTTGGTTATGTCAACTATACTGTGTGTAAATACAGAGTTTTGACGCAGAAATAAGCCAGCACTGGCGCGATCATGACGAAATTATACAGCCCATGCCCTTTATAGCCATCATGTGATTTTAATAAATACAATATGCCCCAAACCAAAGACAACATAGCACAACAATTGTACAACCTGCTCACAGCCAAGGGTTTTGATGTCAAAAGCCTCAACAACACAGGCAATCAAGACACGGCCATACAAGACAGCGATATATTCAGTTTTGACTTTGAGCACAACGGTACCAACTATGGTTCCGTGGTCATAATCTTAAGTCCAGATCTCAGCATAGAATTGCTGGTCACAGATGCCATTGGCAAACACATGGACAACGATTCAGGCGCCAGAGATGCTTGGTTTGCTTTCATGCAAGAATTACGCAACTTTGCAAGACGCAAAAGTCCGGACTTTAAAATATCAGATGCCAGCCAACTGCCATATCGTTTGAAACGTGCAGAGTCTGCCAACTTGGCAGAAGGACGCTATTGGGGCAGCAAACACATCAGCCGCACCACTGGTCCACAGAAGACCAAACTGAGAATACGTCACAACCGTGACATCAACGAAGGTGATGCTAGATTTAGACACATACAAGAACTTTTTATAGAAACCGAAGATGAACAGAGATTCAAACTGCCCTTTACCAGTTTGGTAGGAGGCCGCGCCATGGCACGCCATTGCGCCGAAGGTGGCAATCCTTGGGATCCAGTGGGACAGAATATCACCAAGATGGTGAAAGAGTGTGCGGTCATGGGCAATTTCCTGCGCAGAGTATCTGCAGGCAACTGGGCCAACACGCCACAGATTGAACTGGTAGAAGCTGCACGCCGTCATTATCAAGAGCAGAGAAAACGCCTGAAGAGCCTGGCAGGTCGCAGAGGCTATCAGACTCACGTGAGCAATTTTGATTCATCCTCTGATGTTGCTGTGACTGAGAGCACAGTACAGGCCATCAAAGAACTGTTTTGCCAAGCACCCAATCAAGAAATGGTAGCAGAAGTAGCACCCATACTGGGGAAACTGGGCGCCAATGCACAAAATGCCACAGGCAAGCTGTATGACTTGCTGGGCGATGATGTGCTGTTTGATATGTTGAGCGATGCTGCCGAATCTGATCCCGAAGCAGATGCAAGACCCATCATACTGCAATGGATGCAGAACCAAGGCGCCGATCATCAATCAGTGGCCAGGATATCGCAGAAGTTAACCAACACACAACAAATCGATGCCAGCGGTGGCGCACCCAAGATCAAGAGTGTGGTTCGCGAACCTGACGCACAACCGGATCCTGCAGCGGTACAACGAGAACTTTCGGGCGTGACACAACGCCAAGTTCCGCCAAATTCTGTTGGCTTCAAGCCTTAAAATCAAGTACTGACATAAATAAAATCGAACCCATGCTGGCATGATCGAGTCATAATCATGCTGCATCGAAAGTGAACCGTTATGACAGATTTTGTAACTCTCGCGAATACCATTATCCGCGACTGGTGGTTGTTGATATTTTTCTTTTCTCTTGGTGGAATCTGGTGGCAGCTCAAGCACTGGTTCAATCAGGTCAATGCCAATATGGATTACGTGACCAAAGAACACGAAGCACAAAACCAAATCCTCAGCATCCTACACGAAAAAGTCATCAACATCGAACAAGACGTTTCCGAAATCAAAAGAGAACTATCCACCGTACACGAAGAAGTACACGAACAAGAAGTCAAACTGGCTGTACTAGAGCATCAAAAATCTCCTGCCAAAAGACGCAAAGTGGCTTCTGCCTAATCTGGCAAAAAAACTACCAAAAAAATACACTTTGTCATTGACCTGACTAAATAATATTGTTACACTTGCAGAATGCTTGTGTATCTAGGCATAAACATAGACCAACTTAGGCAACGAAAGGACAAACCTACAATGGCAACATCAATGGCAGAAATTCGCGCCAAACTGCAGGCGCAAGAGAATCGTACACAAGGTTCTCAATCCGGTGGCGGTGATAATTCAATTTTCGCACACTGGAACTTAGAGGAAGGCAAATCCGCAGTCCTCAGATTCCTCCCAGACGCAAACTCCAAGAACACATTCTTTTGGATCGAACGAGCAATGATCAAATTGCCTTTCGCTGGCGTCAAAGGAGAAATGGATTCTAAACCCACAGTGGTCCAAGTACCTTGCGTGGAGATGTGGGGCGACTCGTGCCCAATCCTCGCAGAAGTACGTGGATGGTTCAAAGACCCTAGCCTGGAAGAAATGGGTCGTAAGTACTGGAAGAAACGTAGTTACATCTTCCAAGGCTTTGTACGCGAGTCAGAACTTGCAGAAGACAAACTTCCAGAAAACCCCATCCGGCGTTTCATCATCAGCCCGCAGATCTTTACCATTATCAAAGCGAGCTTGATGGATCCCGAGATTGAAGAACTGCCAACCGACTATGAGCGTGGCCTGGATTTCCGTGTTTCCAAGACCTCAAAAGGTGGTTATGCAGATTACAGCACCAGTAAATGGGCACGTAAGGAAACGTCACTGACGCAGGCCGAACTTGAAGCGATTGAGAAATTCGGTTTGTTTGACCTCTCCAGTTTCTTACCGAAGAAGCCAACCGATGTAGAGTTGAAGGTAATGAAGGATATGTTTGAGGCCAGCGTTGATGGCAAACCTTATGATCCCGACCGTTGGGGTGCTTACTTCCGCCCTGGTGGTATGGCGGCTCCGGCTGGTTCCCCGGCGCCATCTGCCCCAGAAGAAGCAAGCGCCACTTCTACCCCGGCCCCGGCCAAGGCAGCATCATCTTTTGACGAGGATGAAGACGCTGCTTCGGCGCCAGTGGCCAAACCCGCGCAGGCATCTGGTTCAAATGCCCAGGACATCCTGGCTATGATCCGCGCACGTCAGCAAAAGCAGTAATCACGACTCTTGACTGATAGCAGGGGTCACAGTATACTTGTACTGTACCCCTGCACCTTTACCAACAAGGACCAACAAAATGGCAAAAAAATCTATATCTAAAATCTCTGACAAATTGGCAAAAGTATCTGACAGTTTTACTGTACAGATGTATGACAACGGCTTTATGTTTGAAATCTCCGGACGCAACTCTGAAGAAGATTGGCGCAGTGTAAAAATACTTTGCAACACCCAAGAACAGTTGATCGCGCTGATCAACGAAGCCACAGAAATCACGAGGGACGAATAATGGGCAAGCCCTTTGACATCAGCAAGTTCCGCAAGGACATTACCAAAAGCATTGAAGGGCTCAGCATTGGTTTCAATGATCCCACAGACTGGATCAGTACAGGAAACTTTGCGCTGAACTACTTGGTATCTGGCGATTTCCACAAAGGCATACCCTTGGGCAAGGTCACTGTGTTTGCTGGTGAATCGGGCGCAGGCAAGAGTTATATCTGCTCAGGCAACTTGGTACGCCACGCACAGCAACAGGGTATTTTTGTGGTGTTGGTAGACACAGAAAATGCCCTTGATGAGGACTGGCTCAAGGCTCTGGGAGTGGACACGGATGAATCAAAGTTACTGAAATTAAACATGGCCATGATCGATGACGTGGCCAAGACCATTACCAGTTTCATGGCAGACTACAAGACCTTGCCCGGCGATGACAAGCCCAAAGTTTTGTTTGTGATAGACTCGTTGGGTATGTTGCTCACGCCCACAGACGTGAACCAGTTTGAAGCCGGTGACTTAAAAGGTGACTTGGGTCGCAAACCCAAAGCACTCACAGCCCTGGTGCGTAACTGCGTGAATATGTTTGGAAGTCACAACGTGGGCTTGGTAGCCACCAACCATACATATGCCAGCCAAGATATGTTTGACCCCGATGACAAGATCTCGGGTGGTCAAGGCTTTATCTATGCGTCAAGTATCGTGGTAGCCATGAAAAAACTCAAACTCAAAGAGGATGAGGATGGCAACAAAGTTTCAGAAGTGTTGGGTATCCGTGCTGCCTGTAAGGTAATGAAAACACGCTATGCCAAACCCTTTGAATCAGTGCAGGTCAAGATTCCTTATGAAACAGGTATGAATCCTTATTCGGGTCTGGTAGACTTGTTTGAAAAACAGCAGATGCTGGTCAAGGACGGCAACAGGCTGGCTTACACTACCACAGATGGCGAAATTATCAAACAGTTCCGCAGGGCCTGGGAATCAAACGAAGCAGGTTGCTTGGATCAAGTTATGCGAGATTTTTCTGCCTTGTCTATAAGTAAGAAGTCAACGGTACAAGAAGCGCCAGTCAATGAACCAGTGTCAGAACTGATCCAAGATACTGTGTCTGTGGATCCTGAGCCGTTGATCAAACGCAAGAAAAAGGAACCTGAAACAGAATGAGCTTAGATATCATAGCCGAAATCTGGGACAATGTCAAACCCAGTATCAATCCCGTGGATCGCCGTGATGCTGCCGAAGCAGTGGTAGCAACACTGTTTGAAAACAACTATGAGATTGACGACATCCGTGATGCTTTCCGCGGAGACTCAGATATCAAACGTGCTGTCAAGCAGTATGCTGAGGAGCACCTTGAAGAAGAGGAAGAAGAGGAAGAGTATGAGGAAGAAGACGAGCGCTGGTAAATGAGTTGGTACAGCAGAGTAGTAGCAGACATAGGGTCCATACCCGATTTTATTGCACACTACGAATCTGAACTCTTGGAAGCCAAGCGTGAAGTCGGCATCGGTGGCCTGGTAGAGCGTAATGTGAAAGATCTACCAGGTATCACCGAGCATAGATTCAATCAACTGCAGGAAGTAGAAGCAGTATTAAACTATCTCAATATCCAACTGCGTAAGATACGCAGACGCCATTTTCAAAAATATCTCGAGGGCTATGCTCGCGCATTAAGTAGTAGAGACGCCGAAAAGTATGTAGATGGTGAAGATGAAGTGATCGATTATGAAACTATCATCAACGAAGTAGCACTGTTGCGCAATCGTTGGTTGGGAATCATGAAAGGACTTGACAGCAAGAGTTGGATGCTGGGACACATCACCAGACTAAGAACAGCCGGTATGGAGGATGTGACGCTATGAAAATCGCAGTATGTTCCGGAGGCTACGACCCGCTACACTCGGGTCACTTGGCCAGTTTTGAAGCAGCCCGTCTGCTGGCCGATCGACTGTATGTTGCTGTGAACTCAGATGAGTGGTTACAGCGCAAAAAAGGTCGAGCATTCATGCCTTTACCCGAGCGTGTGGCCTTGGTGCGTGCATTGCGATGCGTGGATCAGGTGCTGGCATACTTTGATGACTCAGATGGCAGCTGCTGTGCCGCTCTGGAAGAGATCAAACGTCGTCATCCCAACGACACCATCATATTCTGCAACGGCGGAGACCGCACACGAGAAAACATTCCTGAGATGCGTGTGCCGGGCATTGATTTTCAGTTTGAAATAGGTGGCAACAACAAGGCCAATTCCAGTAGTTGGATCTTGGAAGAATGGAAAGCGCCCAAGACCACTAGACCCTGGGGATACTATCGTGTGCTGCACCAAGCCGCAGGCGTCAAGGTCAAGGAACTCACAGTGGATCCCGGTGCTTTGATCGGCACCAATACCTGCATATCTCTCGCAACGAATGGCATCAACTGATCAACAACGAGTCAAACCCGCTCAAGATAATCGAAATACAGTATGGTGAGCAGTGCGAAGAAGCAGACATTGAGCGCCGCACCACACAACAGCCTGCGGTTGACCATTAAATGCCACTGTGCTAATATACTAGAAACGCAGTAAAAATACAGTGATTTATGGTGTTGTTTTTATGCCACAGTATGGATCCTGGCATTTGACCAATAAATCAGATTTTGCTATAATAAGTTTAATATAATAAAGCAAGGAGCGCAGTATGGCACAAGTTAGAATCATAGCAGGTGAGTATCGCAATACCGACGTATCGGGTCAGGTGTTTACCTTGATCCGGGACTTTCAAACCACTGCCAAGGGTGGCAATGTGTTGGTAGAAAACGGCGGCCAATTTCCCGGCTTCCCTGAGCAGATCAAAATCAAAGTAAATAAAATTTCAGACATCCAAGTAGTCAACGGAGATAAAGTGAGCGAAACTGTACAATTTAAAAAAGCCGAACTGCAGATAGCACCGCAGGAAACTGATCAAGAAGCCATGGATCGTATCGCCACGCGATTCAGCATCCTGGACGAAATGACCCGTGCCTGTATCGCCGGCGATGTGCGTGCCATGATCGTGTCTGGTCCTCCGGGAGTGGGCAAGAGTTTTGGCGTTGAGTACCAGTTGGAAAAGGCCGGCATCTTTGACAAATTGTCAGGCAAAAAAGTCAAGTTTGAAATCATCAAAGGCGCAATGACTCCCATTGGACTTTACTGTGCCTTGTTCAAGAACTCGGACCCCAAGAATGTGTTGGTGTTTGATGACTGTGACTCTGTGCTGATGGATGACATTGCCTTGAACATTCTCAAAGCCGCCCTCGACTCGGGCAAGCGTCGTAGAATCTGCTGGAATTCAGACTCGTCAATGTTGCGCCGTGAGGGTGTGCCCGACCAGTTTGAGTTCAAAGGTTCCTGTATCTTTATCACCAACTTGAAGTTTGAAAACTTGAAGAGCAAGAAACTGCAGGATCACCTGGAAGCACTGCAATCTCGGTGCCACTTCCTGGACCTGACCATCAACACCGAGCGTGACAAGATGTTGCGCATCCAGCAGGTGCATCGT